AGAAATGCTTTTAAATGGCTTTGAGTTTGGCGAAAATGGTCGTGAAATTAAAAAAAGATAACCAACTAAAAAAGAAAGAATAAAACTATGAAGACCCTAATCACAATCCTATCCTTAATCTTAATAACCACAATAGCTTATGTCTGTTGGGGGGTATAAAATGACTAACAAAACTTTTATCATATCAATTATTGGGTTAGGACTCCTCTCCGCCATTCCTTGCTGGACAGTTCCTCAAATAATATACGAGGTTAAGGCAGTTGGCGAAGCAATGGAGCAAAATCTTGGCGAGCCCCACCGTGATACTCTTATTAACGAGGACAAAGCTCCCTGGGAGGAAGAGAGTCTTCACGGCGGGCTGGCTGAGTTAATTGACACCAACCTAATGCTTAACTGGGTAATCAACTGCGAAAGCTCCAACCGCCACGAGGGCATTTGGGGAAAAGCAGGCGAGTATGGCATACTTCAATTCAAGCCCGAAACATTTGATTATCTGTCTGAAAAATATAACTTCACCGGCGACTGGCAAAACCAAGATGACCAGATAGAACTATTTTTACTTACAAGCGAACAAGACAAAATGGAGCATTGGACTTGTTATAAAAAATACGAACAATGGACTCCCTAAAATCCCAAATCCTTAAATACGTCAAAAACAAATACCCGCAGGAAGTTTCGGGCGTTGAGATTGAGGACTTTGCCCGCTTCAAAGGTTTTTCAGCCGAAAACGGAAGGCGCAGGTTAAGGGAACTGACCGGTAGCAATAAATTAATAGAAGCAATACATAAAACTATCGTAAGGCCCGACAACCGCAGATTAAGAATAACCAATTACCGCTATCAAGGAGTCAAGCTCCCGCCGCCCTTCAAAGAAAAACCCCAGCCAATAGACATTAAACAACCTTCCTTTTTATAACTTATTCTCCACTCTTGATAAATATTCAATTAGAGAAAATTCAAAATATTAAAAAGAGCAATTTCTATCCCTGATAGTTTCTCTCGTAAAGGGTCGAGGGCAGCAACAAGTAGTTCGACCGCTACTGCTATTCGTAGCTTTGCTGTCTGGGGAAGCTATCAGAGACAGGGATAGGAAAATAATGATGAAACCTCAAAGTAAAATTCAAAAAGGACGCCTATTAGAAAACTTTGTATCCCAAGAAATCAGGAAAAAAGGTCTGGATAGATTAGCTATGAGGCAATTAGGCTCAGGTAGTGGAGTTTGGAAAGGAGATGTGAATACAAAAATGAAAATCCTAAACCGGCAAGCGGTAATTGAATGTAAAAATCAGGCCAATGTTCATTTTCAGGAATGGTGGAAACAATGTGATAGACAAACCCTTGGCTACGGCGAACCAGTATTAGTCATCAAACTTCACAACGAACCCTTAGAAGCCAGCAAAGCTGTAATTTATTTGGATACACTTTTGGAATTAGTAAAAAGAGCCAGCGAACCAAAGATGAAAGAGCCGGACAAAGATTTAGTTTGGAAATTAAACAATCTTGAGAAGGCTGTTAAGGATTTACAGAGGGAGTTAAAATAAATTCCATTGATCCTTAATCCCTATCTTTCTTTTCCTTTCTGCTTTTTTAAAGGTGGACTCGGCCATTTGGACATATTCCAGTTTTTTACCTTTTAAAAGTTCCTTAACAGTAAGTATCTGTAAATTTTTGTAAAGATAAATTATTATGTTCAAATAAGAGTTATCCACAGCTGCGGTCCTTGACAGCATTTCCTCCATAAATTACAATAAAAATGGATTTGTTAATTACCAGCAATCTCCCTTACACAAAAAAAGTGATTAACATCTCCTACAATTCCACATTTATCGTATCTCGTTTAAACGGGCATTTTTAAGCTCGTTTTTTTACTTGGGTTTTATAGTTATTTTACATTCCCCTTTTTCTTTATTTTACTAGTCTATTTGTATCATTTTTATGCTCAAACATCCTCTCTTTTATTATCTGCTCTTTATAGCTTTTGTCACAATAGCCATTCTCTATTGGCTAATTCCTTATTTAGCTTGGCGCTTACCAATATGAAAACAAAACTAAATCTAAAACAAGAAAAATTCTGTCAATGTTATGTGTCGCCAGATACAGATTTTTTTGGCAATGGGACTCAAAGCTATATTGAAGCATATGAACCAAAGAAAAAAGGAAAGTGGCTTAAGTCTGCGGAGTCATCAGCAAGCAGATTGTTAAGGAACGTCAAGGTTTGCGAGAGAATAAACGAGCTTTTAGAAGAGCAGGGTTTGAACGATCAATTTGTTGATAAACAGCTTGTCTTTCTAATTACTCAATTCTCAAATCTAAAAGTCAAACTATCAGCTATTCAGGAATATAATAAATTAAGAGGCAGAATTATAGACAGAACCGAGAACAAAAACAAGAATGAACATACTACTAAATTAGATGAAAAAACAATGAAGCTCGTTGAGGAATTTATCTCTTACCGCAAAAAGAAAATATGATTTTAGACATTATTCAAATCATAGAATTAGCAGTTATCATCTATCTCTTATGGCAGTTCATTCCAACCGAGAAACAGAACGAAGAAATCAGAAACTTCAAAAAAAAATTAAACATCAAACCAAAAGCCAAGATTATTGAATGGACGCCGCCGGAAGAACCCGAGCTAAAAGTTCAAAAAAAAATAATTAAAGATTTAAAAAATGGTTAATGTAATCGGCTTAAGAAAATCAAGGCACATTCTCACCAAACAAGATTTAGCGGATATTCAACAGCCAATCAGCAAAGACGGATACAGCAACAATTACTTTGACAATCTTTATGGCAAAGACAAAAACCCTTATAAAGGCACAGAGAGAGACAGAGTTAACAAAGGAAAAAAAAGAATATTCTTTATGGGGGATGAATAAGATGAATGACCAAGGAGATTCCAAAGGAAATAATCCTACAGGAGGCGTTTAACCGCTCTTGCTTGGTATGGGCGGCAGATTCGGGAATAAGAACAGAAAAAGCGATACCCTTAAACTTTAAATCCCACCGTTTTTTAAAAGGTATTTATGATGACTGGACACCGATATTAACAGTTAGGAAAGCATCTCAAATCGGCTTTTCTACAATGATGATTAATAAAACATTGTGGGCTGCCAAGAACAAAGGTTGGAATATAATATACACTCTTCCAACTTTCGGAGGTGTTCACCAGTTCGTTCCTTCCAAAGTAAATCCAATAATTAAAATCAATCTCGAATTAACAGAATGGACGAAAGACAAAGATTCAACCCTCCAAAAACAAGTAGGCCAGGGATTCATCTATTACCGAGGCGCATTTTCCCAAAAAACAGAAAAAGAGAAAATGGAATCGGGAGTAGGCATTATGCTTACTTCAGACCTCAATGTACACGATGAATCAGACAGATCCGACCAAACTATCCTTGAGCAGTATGAGTCAAGATTAGGAGCCAGCCGATTTAAAGGCAAATGGTATTTCTCAAATCCGACAGTTCCTAAAACCCTAACTCAAAAACTCTGGGACAAATCAGACCAGAAACACTGGTTTGTAAAATGTTCCCACTGCAAAGAATGGCAATATCTTGATTACTGGAAGAATATCTTAAATGACAAATTCGTTTGCGCTAAATGCCATAGAGAGATAACAGACCGCGACAGGATAAACGGCCAATGGGTTCAAAAATACCCAGGCCGCAAAAACATATCAGGTTATTGGATTTCACACTTAATCGCCCCCTGGATTTCAGCCAAAGAGATTCAACACAACGCAGAAACTAAAACTAAGCAATACTTTTACAACTTTGTTTTGGGACTTCCCTACATTGGTTCAGATATCATTGTTGACCAAGATACAGTTTTAAGGAATATAGACACCACTCCTAACTTCCTTAAGAGAAATGTTATCGGAGTTGACCAGGGATTAAAGAAGCATTTCGTCTTAGGCAACAAGCAGGGAATATTCAAAATAGGCGTTTTTGACAGCTGGGATGACATAGAGCTTTTAATCAGGAAATATGACGTAGAAACAGCAGTTTTTGACGCATTGCCGGATTTGACCGCACCTCGTAAATTAAGAAACAAATATCCGGGCAAGATATTCCTTAATTACTACAAGGAAGAAGTCAAGAAAGCGGATTTCATAATTTGGGACGACAAGACGCATACAGTTTATTGCGACCGATCCAAGATAATTCAGCAGAATGTAGACGAAATGATAGACCGCAAAATCAGATTTCAGATGAAACCGAAAGACTTGAAGGAATACATAGAACACTGGGGCAACATTTACAAAATATCAGAGGAAAACAGAATGGGCATAGAAAGAGATGTCTGGGAATCCAACGGAGAAGATCACTTTGTCCACGCAACCAACTATTTCAGAATTGCCCTTGAAAGAGCAGGCGGAGAAACAACAAAAGTTATGGACTGGTCTTCTTCTGAAAAAACCGCCGATGTTAGTTCGGCGATTGATATTAAAAAAATGATTAAAAATCAGGAGGCATACAATGAATTTTAATGGAAGATGAAACATTTGAACAATTAGTAGTCGCCGAGCGTGAAAATCTTGAATACACAGCCAAGGACGATGAGTTAATTACAGCCATAGACGAGGCAATAACTGACAGTAAAACCTTAAAAGACAAAATAGATGAAATTGGCAAACGCAACAAACTTTACTGGAAACAAGGCACTGATAAAGATTTATCAAAAATACATCCGAGAAAAGCAAAAGTTGTTGATAACCGCATTTTTACAGATACAGAGACAGCCATTCCCATTATCACCGCAGAGACTCCAGAAGCCAATGTTTTAAAAGTTCCCAATGAATTAAGGGAGACAATAGGCAGATACCTTGAAGCCTGTTATGAAGTTGAAGACAAAATGCAACAAAAACTTCAGCAGCTTATTAGGCATTGGTATCTTTACCTTATAGGCGCCTTCAAATATCGCTGGGACAAAGAAGATAACTTCACTACCGACAATGTTCTCCCGAGAAAAATCGGCTTTGACAGACGGGCAACATCTTTAGCTAACTGCGAATATATCTGGGAGGAAATGGAAGATAATGTCGAAGACCTGATAGAAAAATTCCCGTCCAAAAAAGAAGATATTAAACAGTTGAACAAAGATAGTAAATCCAAGCTTAAATACTTTGAATTCTGGGGCGGAAACGGAGAATGGGTTGTTTGGAAGCTTGACAAAATAATTTTAGACAAAAGGAAAAATCCCAACTGGGATTATGAAGAAGCAGATAATCTTTTCAAAAAGCCAAAGTTCCCTTATATATTTTTTAATGTTTTCAGTTTCGGAGATGAGTCTGGAATGTATGACGAAACCTCCGTGATAGAGCAAGCTATTCCCTTGCAAGACGGCGTTAATCAACTTGAAAGACAGATTATTGATTTGAATGAAGGCCAAAAAAGGGTATGGGCAGTTTCAGCCGAAGCAATGAGCGAGGAAAAAGCCCAAGCTTTAGTAGATAAGACAGGCGACCTCTTGGCTTATTATGACCGCAAAGCTCCTCAAGGCGGCATTCAGCTTCCATTAGCAGGCAAGCCAGACGCTTCTCTCTATAATAATTTAGCTCATTTATTGGGCGAAATAGATAATGTAATGGGCATCCATTCCACTACCAGAGGCGAGCGCAAAGAGCAGGAAACATTGGGCGGCAGGCAGTTATTACAGGCTTCAGATTACGGCAGATTAGATTTGATAGTCAGGAATGTGGAACAGGTTATCGAGGAATGGTATAATGCCCGCCTTCATATGCTCAAGGTCTATTCAATGGAAGAAGATAGGGTTGAAGATTCCGAAGGCGATCAAATAGCTTTAGATCCGCAGTCTATTCCCCCTGGAACAACCGTAATGGTCAAAAAAGGTTCAACCCTGCCGGTAGATAAAAGAAGCAGAATGGATATGGCGGTAGAATTAGCCAAAGCTGACAAAATAGACCCCGAAACCTTTTTTGAAGAATTAGGATATGGCAACGTTGAAGAACGAACTAAAAAACTTTATCAATGGCTCATAGATACCGGCAAAGCAACCCCACAGGCAATGGCAGTCGGTCAACAAGGCGGTCAGCAAGGCGATCAATTACAGAGATTAAAATCTATTTTAGAAAGCGACCAATTTAAGCAATTGCCCGTCGATCATCAAAAGCGCTTTGCCCTCCAAGCCAGACAAATTTTAGAAGCAATTAAAGGAGGCAAACAATAACCTATGCCAGCAAAATCAAAAGCCCAACAAAGATTTATGTCAATGGTTTTAGCCAAAAAACGAGGTGAAGATGTCGGCTCTTCCAAAGTTGCCAAAGCCGCTTCTTCTATGACTCAAAAAGAAGCTCGTGATTTTACTTCCACTCCACGCAAAGGGCTACCCGAACACGCTGTATTAGATTCACTTAAGAGCAGAGTGAAAAACCGCAGATTTGGAAACCCTAAAACCGAAAAGGAAAGAAAAGCGACTCATTTCAAGAAATTTGGAACAAAAAAACTGCCTCCGAGAGGAAGCGGATTAAAATAAATATATGGGTATTTGGACACCGGGGCAGCCGTCCCGACAACAACAAAAGAAACTAATTGAGCAACAGCAGAGAGAAGACGCAGAATTGCGGGAGAAAATAGGCGCAGTAGCGGAAGATGTTATTAAGGTTCTAACTGATAATGGCATTACCTTTGAGCAAATGGATATGCTTTTCAATACTATTAAAAACAGATTCAACAATATTCTTGTCCAACAAGATATTAAATCGTTATTGGAAAAAAGCGGTCGTAAAAATAATAATCAAGGCGACTCTTAATTGAGCAACGCCTTATACACGTATGGAAAATGACCAAGTCAATGATGAAGTCGTTGAGGATAACCAAGACCAGCAAGGTCAGGATAATCAAGGCGACCAATCATCAGAAGAACAGTCTGAAGAAACCGATGAGCCCAAAAAGGACGGGACCGATGACAAGGGCAAATCAAAGCCCAAATCAAGCGGTTTAAGCCAGTTGGTTAAAGGTCTTCAAAAAGGTTATACCCTAACCCGCCAAGAGATTGGCGAAATTAAAGGAATGATAGAGGAGTTGAAAAATAACCCTCAATCATCTGAACCTTCCGATGACCAAGATGAGTATATAACAGTCTCTAAACTTAAGGAGATTCTTTCTCAACATACTCAAAACCAGGCCAATCAGCAAATGGCAGAAAGAGAAAAAGCTGATAAATATATCAGCGATGCAATTACCGACCTGAAGGCAGAAGGGGTTATCAAATCCAAAGAGGATGAGGACTCACTTCTTAACTATGCTCTTGAAATTAAAGAGCCTAACCTTCGCAAGGCTATTGTATCATGGCAGAGAATCAAGGAAGCTGAAGCCAAAGGCACTAGAAAAGCCGCCAAAACCAAAGCCCGCCAAGAAGAAGGCTCCAGAATCGGCACTTCTCAAAAGACAGGTCAACCCTCTGAAGGCGTTGACTACAATGAGATCCACAACAAAGATTTTGAGGATTTCTAACCTTACATACAAGTTAACGGAGGCAGCTATGGTTTATGGATTTCACAGCAAACGATAATGTTAAGACTTCCACCCTTACGCATTTAGTTGCCAAAACTGTAGATACCATCCTTAATTTCTCACCCCTTACTCTTAAGATATTAGGGAATCAAAAGGCCTGGAAAGGGTCTCAAATGAAATTCCCAGTCAAGTATCAGACAAACAGTAATGGGATGTCTTTTGATGGCCTTGATAAGTTTGATACCACTAAGGTTGAAAACTTTATCAATATGGCTTTTGATCCGACTGGACGAGAAATGCCGGTGGTTATCTCACAGATGGAAGCAGATGTAAATGCCGCAGGTGGCAAAGTTATTGATTTAGTGGCTCGACAGTTAGCTTCAGATTCCCAAGATATGGCTTCTGATATTGCTACACTGTTTTATACTCTCCAAACAGGTAAAAACTTTTTGTCAGTTATAGATGCTTACGATGACAGCACAATCGGGGCTACCAGTTATGGCGGTCAAACTCGAAGCACCTATACTGGCCTTCAGGGTAATTACACCAATATTGACGGTAATTTAACCCTAACTTCAATGAGAACCCAGATGAATGCTTGCGAACATGGCCCAAAAAGACCTGATTTGGTTGTAACCACTCCTGCTGTCTGGGGTTATTACGAAAAACTTTTAACTCCGACAGTCACAACCTCTATCTCTCAAACAGACCTTAAAGGCTATTCACAGCTTACAAGAAGCGGCGTAGTAGCAGCTGGGGCTGATTTGAAGGGACAGCAAGGTTTCAACGCTATTTTCTACTCTGGTGTTCCGTTGGTCGCAGATGAAGTTTGTACTTCAGGTTATATGGTATGGGTTAATACTAAGGATTTAGCCTTCTATGGCGTTAAATCTACCCATCCCGAGTACAAACCAGTCAATTTCACCGGCGGAAGCATTGAAAGTGTTTATAGCGAAGTTCCTCACACGACTGGATTCAGTTTTTCTGGATTCAATACTCCGATTGACCAATATGGTCGGGTTGGACACATTCTGCTAATGGGTAACTTAATTTGTAAAGACCCAAGAAGCGGAGGTATCCTAATCGGAATTACGGGGGCTTAATAGCGGTCGCTATTTTGGGGTTGACCCGGAGTCAGTAGGAATACCGGCTACTGGAGAGCCCAAAATATAACTAAAATGGCTAAAAACTTAGCAGATTACATTCCCGCCTTGAAGTATTGCTCAAGAGATTCCCAAAGCTGGACATCTACTGGCAACAGTCACACCGTATCCGATAATAACATCAAGGCAAACAGCATTATCCTGATAATGCACACTTCACAGCAAGCCGGTAGGTGGTATATTACCCCTGCCGATGGAAGCTTCACCATAACATCTTCCGATGCTGAATCTGCTGGGACTACCTTTAAGTATCTAATCTTCTAAAACTATGAATAAAGCAATTACAATTTTTATCGTTGTGGCTTCTCTCTTTCTGGTTGGGTGTTTTGGATACTTGCTTGGCAAAGCATTTATAGGGGAAGTCCCGCAGACTCCAGAAGCTCCAGCAGGAGCGGCTGGTGATATATACTCTACTCAAAAGATAGCCCAGATTGGGATAGATGTTAGCACTTCAACTATTGCTTCTCTGTATAATGGAGACAGCAGAGACAGGGTTGTCCTTGAGACATATCTGTTTGTAGAAGACGCTACCAACACGCCGGGAGCCGCATTAACTTTACAGGTTGCGACTTCTGGAGACGCATATACTCTTAATGATGCGACTTCAGATGCAGAGAATACGAGTTATGTAATAAACGAGTTAATCCCGACTTCTACTCCAATGCTTATAACAAGCTCTACTCCTTCTTGTGTAGCGAGCGCCGATACTTCCGGGACGGATCCAAGCTGGATAGGCATTACTTGGCCGTCAGGCACTTATCTGAATTTCCTCATTGACAATAATTTGTCCTTTGCTTCAGGCACAGCTTATTCAAGCGGTATGACTGCCACAGGCGTAGCCGGAGTAAGGTATATTAGTGAATAATCGGTCGTTAAATAATTAAGTTATAGAACATACATATATGATTAAAATAATGACTCCAATAGCCAATGTTGATTCAAGCCAGCAGTACACTCTTAGGACTCGCGGGTTTGACAACGATGGCAATGAGTATATCTACTTGAGAGGCGTTGGCAGCACTGCTCAATACAGCCCAGTCATTTATGACGAGAATGGTTATACGGTTTTGGCTGAGAGCGGAGGTACGGCTCCGGCCAATGATGGCCCCCTGGCTATCGCTCAAACCGCTGTTGATTCAACTTCGGAATATGGCTGGTATATGATTTACGGCAAGACCTATGTCATTTGTAATGGCAATGTATCTGACAATAAGCAGGTCTATTTGACCACCACAGCCGGAAAAGTTGATGACGCTAACGTTGAAGGAGCAGCCGTTCACGGAATGTGGTTCAGAGGCGCCAATACTTCAGGAGCAGATGGCACAGCTTTGGTTCAGTTAAGTTATCCCTCTGTTTCTACTGACGCTTTTGATTAGTCTCATCCTTGTAGATTATCTCTGGGTTTTTACGAACCCAGGGAATAGTCGGCAAATAATAATGGTCGTAAATTATTAACGGAGGCAAACAATAATGACAGAAGATTTAACAGTCAAAAACTTCACCAACATAGACGATGAGGATTTTGAAGGAATGTGGGGAGGCGAAAAGTATCCTGTCAAAGCGGGAGAAACAAAGCAATTCCCTGGCTTTTTAGTTGACCATTTTGCTGGACAGCTTGCCAAGAAAATTCTTTTAAGGCAGGGAGCAGATAATTTCATGGATCCGCTCAAAACAAAACCCTTGATTAAGCAGATGAAAGGCGAGATTGAGGTTGAAGTTTTAGAGGAAGAACCAGAGGCAAAGCCAAAAGCCAAGGCAAAAAGTAAAGCCGCTCCTAAAAAGGAAAAAGCTTTTCCCAAAAAGCCAAAAGCCAAAAAGCGAGGCAAAAAATAATCTCAATTGAGTTTTTTGTGGGGGATGGGTAGTTGGAAAATTGCCTCCATCTGATTACCCATCTCCCTCGAAGATAAAACAATTAATGGATTTAGACCCATTAAAAAAGGAATTATTTGAAGAATGTTCGCGCTTGGAACAGAGAAAGCGTATCTTGAGCGATGAAGTTCAAACCCTTGAGAATGATAAGAAATTATCCGAAAAATCGGTTGATAAATATAAGGATTTAATAAGCACACTTGAAAAGCGTGAACATGCCCTTAAAACCGAGCTTTCACAATTGAATGGGGATAAGGTTAGATTGCTGACTCAAAACAAGACATCTAGAAAATTGCTTAAAAAACTTAAAAAAGACCAGGATAAAATATCCCAACAAATAACTGCTGATTTATCCGACTCCCAAAGAAAAAAAGACCATATTGAAAAATCCAAATCCAAGTTCCTAAAAAATCTTCAGGAAAAGGAAATAAACCTTAACCAACAGCAAGAGGATATTGATATTCAATTGAAGGGCATAGAGGAGAGGGAAGCTCTCTTGAAACTTGATAAAGATTTTATCGAGAAAACCCGTAATAAGATTGCCGAAAACGAAAAGGAGCTTAAAGAAGCTATGGATTCAGCGCATAATCTTCAAATTGAGCTGATTAACAAAACAGCATTAAAACGCCAATTGGTAAAAAAAAGGGCAGAAGTCCTTAAACAAACTCAAGACGAGCTGGATAAACAGAAAAAGCTAACCGCAATCCTTAAAAGAAAACACACTATTTGGGACCAGAAACTTGAGGCGGTCAAAAAAGACAAACAGGAAAATAAAAAGGGAAGGGAGCGGATAGGAAAAGACCGCCAAAATCTTATCAGTCAACAAATTTCTTTAAGAAACGCCTATTACGAAGCAAGGCGTAAGGGCGTAATCTAAAAACATGGCCGAGGAAAACGCAAAAATTGATCAAAACTATAAGGGCTCTATTTTCGGAGTAGCAGAGACAAGCGGCGAAAAAAGACAGCTTAAAGTCAATGAATCAACTGACCGCTTATTAGTTGACGCTTCTTCATCGGAAACCCCGCCTTCGGGAATTGCTAATGGGAGAAAAGTATCAACGACGCCAGGGACAGCCGTAAAGCTTGTAGCCGCTTCAACAACTTGTAAAAGAGTTGTTATAACTGCCCTTGAGAACAATGCAGACATAGTTGTTGTTGGGGGAAGCGGAGTTATCGCAGGGACGAATAATGATGGAGCGGGAACAAGAACAGGCATTCCTTTATTTATGAATCAGGCAGTCGTGATAGATATTGACGATGTCAGCAAGTTGTATATTGATGTCGTTGTTAGCGGCAACGGGGTTAGCTTTTCTTATTTAACATGATTAAAAAACTTCCAATACTATTTATTGCAATAGGAATATTATTTGGGACCATCGGGATTGCCCAAGCTGGATTTTTCAGCGATTTATACAATCAATTCTTTAAAAACGAGCCGGTTGAAGACACTCCTCCTGGATATGTCTCTCAACCGTCTTATTTTAAAAAAACCGGCAATAGCATACTTTTCATCAATTCCTCTTGGGATTTGCATAATACTTCAACTCCAATAAACGTTGGACATTTTAGCGGGATTAATTTAGGCGGAACTTTCTTAACTTCTTGGCCTGCTGGAGGCACAGGAGGCGACTGGGCAACCACTTCTGAAGCATATTATTGGACAACTATGGATACCGATAGTTTGTCCGAGGGTTCAACCAATCTTTACCAAGACAGCGAACTAACCAACTGGATTGATGATGCCATTTTAGGAGCAAGTGGAGATTTAACCGTAGTCAACGCCACTACGACTGGCTCAATGTATATTAGCGATGATTTAACAGTAGATGGTGATGTTGTTTCTGACGCTGATTCAACTGATGATTTGGGGAGTTCAGACAAATATTGGAAAAACACTTACACCGACAAACTCTATCTTAATTCCACTGCTACTTTAGACGGAGCAACAGCAGGAGTAATTAGTGTTGTTGGCAACGTCGGCATCGGCACGACGAGTCCAACAGAAAAGTTAGATGTGGACGGAACGGTAAAAGCTACTGCGTTTGTGGGGGATGGAAGTGGATTGACTAATATTGGTGCGTCGGCAGATGATTATTGGAATCAATCGGGTTCTAATCTGTATTATAACGACGGCAACGTCGGCATCGGGACGACCGACCCGTCAGAGAAGTTAGATGTAGATGGAAATATTAACATAGACGAAGATAGTGCTTATTTATTTGATGGA